CATCAAGGCCGACCCGGAACTCCTGAAGTTGTTCCACCTCCGGGAGCACCTGAAGACCATCGTTCACCGGGCGAGCGGCGCGGAACTCAAGATCAAGGCCGCCGACACCGACGTGATCACCGGGTCGAAGTCGACGGGAATCCTGATCGACGAGACCCACGTCTTCGCCAAGAAGTCGAACGCCGCGGAGATCTTCGTGGAGATCCGCGGCGCCCTGGCCGCCAGGCCGGACGGCTTCCTGATCCAGATCACGACCCAGTCCAAGACCCCGCCCTCGGGCGTCTTCAAGGCTGAGCTGGAGATCGCCCGGGACGTGCGGGACGGGGCCATGAGCCTTCCGCGCCTGCCCGTCCTTTACGAGCTGCCCGCCGACGTGGCCCAGGGCGACGGCTGGAAGAACCCGGCGGTCTGGCCCCGGGTGAACCCGAACCTCGGCCGCAGCGTCGACATCCAGTTCCTGCAGAACGCCCTGGTCACCGCCGAGCGGACGGGGAAGGACGCCCTGGCCCTGCTGGCCAGCCAGCACTTCAACGTCGAGATCGGGATGGCCCTGAGGGCCGACCGCTGGATCGGGGCCGAGTACTGGCTGGCCGCGACCTCGCCCGACCTGGTGGAGCTGGACGACCTGCTGGCCCGGTCGGAAGTGGCCGTGGTCGGGATCGACGGCGGCGGCCTGGACGACCTGATGGGCCTGGCCGTTCTGGGCCGGGACCGCGAGACGCAAGACTGGCTGCTCTGGGCGCACGCCTGGGCCCACCCTGAGGTCTATGAGCGGCGGAAAGAGATCATCCCTCTTCTGGAGGGGTTTGAAGCCGCCGGCGAGCTGACCCGATGCGAGCGCCCGACCCAGGACGTGGTCGAGGCCGCCCAGCTGGTCGCCCGGGTCCGCGACGCGGGCCTGCTGCCCGAGGCGGCCGGCGTGGGGCTGGACCCTCAGGGCGTGGCCGCCCTGGTGGACGCCCTGGCCGAACGGGACATCACCGGCGACCAGGTCGTCGGCATTCCCCAGGGCTACCGGATCGCCGGCGCCATCTGGGGAACCGAACGCAAGCTGGCGGACGGGACCCTGAAGCACGGGGGCCAGGACCTGATGGCCTGGGCCGTCGGAAACGCCAAGGTCGAGCAGCGCGGGAACGCGGTGCTGATCACCAAGCAGGCGGCCGGCAAGGCCAAGATCGACCCCCTGATGGCGGCCTTCAACGCGGTCGCCCTGATGTCGCGTAACCCCCAGGCCCGCGTAGCGCCGGAGATCATCTTCCTCTGATGGCCAGCCTCCTCGACAGCCTGCGCACCTGGTTCGGCGGCGGAGCCGCGCCCGCGCCTCAGAACGCCGGTTCCTGGAAAGTCCTGACCGGAAGCATCTTCGGCGACTCCCTCCCGACCTCGGGTCTGCCGGTCCTGTCGGAGAAGAGCGCCCTGACCGTCTCGGCGGTCTACGCCGCGGTGAACCTGATCTCCGGGACCATCGCGTCCCTGCCCGTCGAGATCTACGCCCGCGCCGCCGACGGCGAGCGCGACCGCCTGCACAATGACCGCCTCTGGTGGATCCTGAACGAGGAATGGACCCCCCGCTGGTCCGCCTCGGCGGGCTGGGAGCATCTGGGCCAGTCCCTGCTGCTGCGGGGCGACGCCTTCATCCGCATCCGGCGCGACCCGAATGGCGGGCTGACGGGCCTGGAGCCCCTGGCCTGGGATCGGGTGACGCCAGTCGTGGCGCCGGGCGGCCTAAGCCTGCTTTACGAGATCCTGCCCGATCCGACCCTCCCGGCGAGCCCTTCCAACCTGCGCGAGGTGATCGACCAGCGCGACATGATCCATGTGCCCGGCTTCGGGTACGACGGCGTCCGGGGCCTGTCGCCCCTGCGCGTGGCCCTGCGCCTGGCCGGGCCGGTTTCCAGCGCCATGCAGGAGTATTCGGCGCGCTTCTTCTCGAACGGCGCCCGCCCGGACTACGTGCTGACCACGGACCAGAGCCTTTCGCCCGAGACGATCGACAGCCTGCGCGACCAGATCCAGAACCGCCATGGCGGCCTGGAAAACGCCCGCCGGCCCATGGTCCTGACCGGCGGCCTGAAGACCGCGCCCCTGTCGGTCCCGGCCGACGAGATGCAGCTGCTGGAGAGCCGGAAGTTCGCGGTCGAGGAGATCGCCCGGATCTACGGGGTGCCCCCGTTCATGATCGGCCACAACGAGAAGACGACCAGCTGGGGCTCCGGGGTCGAGGCCATGGGCGTCGGCTTCGTCCGCTACACCCTGCGCCAGCACCTCAGCAAAATCGAGACCGAGCTGAACCGGAAGCTGATCCGGACCTCGCGCCGGGTTCTGGCCTTCGACACGACCGAGCTGGAGCGGGCCGACTTCAAGACCCTGCTGGAAGGCTACCGGATCGCCCTGGGCCGGGCCGGCGAGCCCGCCTTCATGACCGTGGAGGAGGTCCGCGAGCGGCTGAGCCTGAAGCGCCAGCCCGAGACGCCCTTCCCGCCGACCGCCGCGCCTGCGCCGACGCCGGCGGCGGAACCTGACCCCCTCGATCCGGCCGAGCCGGAACCGACCTCCGACGGAGCCTCCTGATGCGCCAGCTGCACCGCCTGATCCAGGCCAACCGGGGCCGTGGGTCCTTCCGCGCCGAGGGCAACCGCCTGGTGATCTACGACGTGATCGTCGCCTCCGATGCGGACGCCGCCTGGCTGGGCGGGGTCTCGGCGGAGACCTTCCAGCGCGAGATCCGCGCCATGGGCGGGGACATCGAGCTGCGGATCAACTCTCCCGGCGGCGACGTCTTCGCGGCCCGGGCCATGGCCCAGGCGATCCGCGAGCATCCCGGCAAGGTGACGGCCTACGTCGACGGCGTGGCCGCCTCCGCCGCCAGCCTGCTGGCCGTGACCGCCGCCGAGACCGTGATGGCCCCGGGCTCGATGATGATGATTCACGAGGCCTGGACCATTGGCCTGGGCAACAAGGGCGACTTCCTGGCGACCGCCGCCCTGCTGGAGAAGATCGACGCATCCATCGTCGAGACCTATCAGGCCAAGGCCGGCGGCGAGCCCGAGGCCTGGGCCGCCGCCATGGCCGCCGAGACCTGGTACACCGCCGCCGAGGCCGTGACCGCCGGCCTGGCCGACCGGGTGTCGGAAGCCAAGCCCGCCACCGCCCAGGCCGCCTGGGATCTGAGCGTCTACGACAAAGCCCCGGCGGCGGAGACGGTTCAGGTTTCAACCGAAGGGACGCAGGTCACCTTCGCCCCCGTCGCGGCCCCCGAGGCCCCGGAGCCCGCGCCCGTCCAGGCCGAGGCCGACCCGCAATTCGAACACGAGCACCGGAATCGCCGCCATGCGGTCCGCCTGCTCTCCACCGCTGCCTGAGCGCCCCGGGCGCAAGCAGACACCCTGCCGGGAAGCCCCCGGCTTTCCCAGGAGCCTACTATGACGAAATCAATCCAGGATCTCCGCGAACAGCGGGGCGCCATCGCCATCGAGCTGAACGCTCTGATGGAGAAGACCCAGACCTGGGGCCCCGAGGCCCAGGCCGTCTACGACACCGGCATGGCCAAGATCGACGAGATCGACGCCAGCATCCGGCGGATCAGCGCGTTCAACGAGAAGGTCGTCGCTGACGCTCTCGACTCCCGCGTGGCCGAGGCGTCCGCCCGGGCCGCCCACGACGGCGGGAATGTGAGCGCCGGCCGGGCCGTCTATCAGAAGTGGCTCCGCGGCGGGGACGCGGTCATGGACGCCGCCGACATGGCGGTGATCAAGAACGTGATGTCCACCACGACCAACTCGGAAGGCGGCTTCACGGTCGCGACCGAGGTGGCCGCCTCTATCCTCGACGCCCTGAAGGCCTTCGGGGGGATGCGGTCCGTGGCCGAGGTGATCCAGACCGCCAGCGGCAACCCGATCAACTTCCCGACCTCTGATGGTACGAGCGAGGAAGGCGAGCTTATCGGCGAAAACGGCACGGCGACCGACCTCGACCCGACCTTCGACATCCGGACCCTGGGCGCCCGGAAGTACAGCTCCAAGACCGTCGCGGTTCCCTTTGAGCTGCTCCAGGACTCGGTCATCGACGTCGAAGCCTTCGTCCGTAACCGCCTGGTCACCCGGCTGGGCCGGATCACGAACAAGCACTTCACCACGGGCACCGGCACGGGTCAGCCCCGGGGGATCGTCACCGCCGCGACCTCCGGCAAGGTCGGCGCGACGGGCCAGACCCTGACCGTCACCTACGACGACCTGGTCGATCTGCAGCATTCGGTCGATCCGGCGTACCGCGACCAGGGCCAGGCGCGGTTCATGATGAACGACGCCTCGCTCCGGAACATCCGGAAGATCAAGGACACGACCGGCCGCCCGATCTTTGTTCCCGGCTATGAGGTCGCCGACCGGGGCGGGTCGCCGGACATGCTGCTGGGCTCGCCGGTCACGGTGAACCAGGACGTTGCGGTGATGGCCGCGAACGCCCGGTCAATCTTGTTCGGCGACTTCAGCTTCTATAAGATCCGCGACGTCATGGACGTGACCCTCTTCCGGTTCACGGACAGCGCCTATGCCCGCAAGGGTCAGGTCGGCTTCCTGGCCTGGATGCGGGCGGACGGCAACTTCGTCGACGTCGGCGGGGCTGTGAAGTTCTACCAGAACTCGGCGACCTAAGCCCAGCCGCCCCCTGGGGCGACGGTCACCGACGGCGGGGGCGGGTTCGCCCGCCTCCGCTTCCCCTTCCTGACATCCTGAACGGAGAACCTCATGAAGGTTCGACTCCTCTGGGCGGCACCCGGCTCGCCCCTCAAGTGCGGCGAGGTCTATGACCTGGCGGACGGCGCCCAGCTGATCTCCGGGGGCGACGCCGAGGCGGTCGGCAAGTCCGAAAAGGCCCAGCCCGACCCCCGTCCGGAGGCCCTGGTCCCCGCCGAGGCCGCGCCCTTCGCTGACGACGACGCCTGAGCGCGCCCGGTCCCGTGACCCCGTCCGCCGCCCGCCTGACCGCGACGACGCCCTCGGCGTCGATTGTGACGCTCGCCGAGCTGAAGTCGCACCTGCGGGTGGACTTCGACGACGACGACGATCTGATGGATGACCTGGTCGAGGTCGCCCAGGGCTTTGTCGAGGGCCCTTCGGGCATCGGCCAGGCCCTGGGCCCTTCGACCTGGCGGCTGAGCCTGGACGAGTTTCCGGCGGACGGCGTGATCTCTATCCCACTCCAGCCCGTGACCGCGGTCACCGGCGTGACCTGGCTGGACCGGGCCGGGGACGTCCAGACCCTGAACCTGACCGCCCTGCGCATCGACCTGGACGCCCGTCCGGCCCGGATCACCCCGGCGGTCGGCGGCGACTGGCCCGACGTCCAGCCGGCGACGGGGGCCGTCAAGATCACCTTCACCGCCGGCCCGGCCAGCCCGGACCCCCTGCTGAAGCGGGCCGTGCTGATGCTGGCGGCGCACTGGTACGCCAACCCCTCGGTTCAGGGCGACGGCTCGCCGGAAGTTCCCCTGGGCGTGCGCGAGATCCTGTCCCGCCGCGCCCTCTCCTGGATCGGATGACCGCCATGTGGATCGAGCTCTCAAAGGACTTCGACTGGGGGCCGGAGGGCGCCATGTGGCGGATCGCCTACAAGGCCGGCATGCGCGTCAACGTCCCGACGGAGGCCGCCGCTGCGGCGGTCCAGGCCGGCTGCGCGGTGGAGATCAAGGCCCCGACCCGGGCCGAGGCCGCCGAGCTGGTCGCGGACCCGACCTGAAGCCCACGCGGGGCCTGGAGACCGTGCTGGCCGGACGCCTGCAGGGCCGGGCCAGCTGGGACCTCTGGGTCCAGTCGTCCAACCTGACCCGCAGCCTGACCCCAGGCGACCGGGTCGTCGACGTCCGGGACCCGACCCGGGTCTTCAACATCCGCTGGAGCGGCGACCTGGACGGCGACCGCCGCTGGCTGCTGATCCAGCTCGAACAGGGGGTCGCCGAATGAAGGACCCCAGCCTGCCCGTCCAGGAGGCCGTCTACGCCGCCCTGGAGGCCGCCTTCAACGGCTCGCCCCGGGTCTATGACCGCGTGCCCCAGGATGAGAACGGCCGGCTCACCGCCAGCTTTCCTTACGTGGCCATTGGTGAGGACCAGGTCACTTCCGAGGCCGACGCCTGCCACGACGCCAGCTCGATCTTCGTCACGGTCCACGTCTGGAGCCGGAAGGTCGGGAAGGTGGAGGCCAAGACGATCATGGCCGCCGTCTGCGAGGCCCTGGACGTCAAGCTGGCCGTGGCCGGCTTCGGCGTCATCGGCCACGAGGTGGAGACCGGCCCCCAGCACCTGACCGACGCCGACGGCCTGACCAGCCATTCGGTCGTGACCTTCCGTTACCGCCTGGCCCCCGTGGCCGCCTAGATCCCAGGAGAACACCATGGCCGAAGTCGGCATCATTGAAGGCGAAAAGCTGCTGATCCTGATCGGCAACGGCGCCACGACCGAGGTTTTCACGCACCCGTGCCTGATCAACATGGCGCGGAGCATTTCGTTCGTCACGAACATGACCGAGACCGAGGTCCCGGACTGCGATAACCCCTCGCAGCCGGCCAAGATCGTCCGGAAGGCCAAGTCCATCGACTTCACGATCTCGGGGACCGGGAAGGTCGATAAGACCTCGGTCTTCGCCTACATCCAGTGGCTGCAGTCGGCCGCCCCGAAGAACGCCAAGATCCGCCAGAATGAGACCGGCGCGAACGGCGGCTGGGAGGGCGTCGGCAAGCTCCTCCTGAAGGACTTCGACCTCGGCGGCGACCGGGGCGATTACCAGGAGGTCACCCTGACCCTGGTGCCCGCC